TCTTCACTTCCAAAAAACTCCTTCTTTCCTTCCTTCACATCCAAACAATATGGATAACCAGCAGCAGTACCACGAGGTATACTCCTAAATTTCTCCTCAGGAATGCCAAGAACCGCTTCTTCAAACGTGTAAATGCGTCTTGATGAATCCTTTGTCAAAGAAGTCAAAGGACTCATCGCAACATGAACAGCTTGGCGAAGCCACTTCTGCTCATAAATAAGCAGAGGTGTCGAATAATTCTTGACCGCATTCTCCATAGGGAAAATGCACTCATGATCGCGCCAAACTGGCCGCATAGGAGCCGGTCTGCACTCATACTCACCATAACAACCATACCATTCAGTGAGAAAATACGAAGTCTTGGGACAAATGACAACCGGCCTATCGACTTCCAAAAGTGGCAAAAAACTACCCTTATTCTCAAAGGGCAACTCCAAACCAGCCTGGTGGACAACTCCACGAGCCGTCAAATCCTCCTCAAAACTATCAACTATAACCTCTAGTTCAGCAACAGCTGTGGAAATCATTTCTTGTGTCAAAATAGTAGAGTAGCCAACACCCCTTGCAGGATTGCCAGCAACGTGAAAACCAATACAAGATCGACCACTATAAGAACTGTTGTCAAAGAGACACAAAGGTGCTCCACAGTCTCCCTGTGTTGTAGGAATCATGTACTCATAATATCTGGCCACTTGTTTGCCAGAAACACGCAAATCTTCCCCAAATCTCAAACTAGGGGTCATACAAACATTACGCTTATTGACCGGCACAATATTCCGCCTGTCATCAATCTCACAAATATCAAGTCGAGCACGATTGCCCTTCAGATACTTGACGTCTGTCTCCTTCATGAAATTCTTTGTTATGTTGCGATGTGCTTGCATAACTCCAAAATCAAGAAACTCGATATCACGCTCTTCCATGACAACACGCTTCAAACTCAAAAACTTAGCCACCGACATTGTGACTTCGTGCTTACTATTGCCAGCATTACGTAACGTAAAAACAGCAGTGGTTTCAATCTCACCAGACTTGACCATATCTCGCAAAGCACGAGTAAAATGGTAAGGCTGAACAGCTAGAGTACTCATCAAAAAGATTATTTGGCCTAAAACAAAATCACCATTACCAACTTTGACAGAAGCCTTATAACTGTTAGCATAAATATTAGCAGCAACCTGCGAATCAACTGACTGAAAAACTGGATCACCAACTTTAGCCTTAACCTTCAAATGCTTAGTATACAAAGGTCGATTACTCTGGTGTATAACAATTTCACCATCGTCGTCTTTCTTTTGCTTACTCTTGCCTCTGATCTTACGAAACAAAGCGCCCAGCATATTCTGAAGAAGGCCCCACGCAAAAGTAATGACCAACTTAACAGCCAAACCAACAAGAACTCCTTGAGTAAGATGAAGCAGGAAGTGATCAAACGTATAAGCTGCATCAAGATTAATCCTAATAAACTCATCGGCTTGCTCCTCAAAACGATCATAACTGCAATCAAACTCATAATCAACTGACTCAGGACCTTCAATCCTGCGACCTGCTTGCTGTTCAG